TTACATTTGACTCATTTTCACATTAAGCAAAAAGTTTTCAGAATGGCTCAACACCTTTCCGACTTCACCAGAAAAGCCTTTCTTTATTTCCGCTATCCCGCTTACTTTCTCCGCACCAGACCATTTCCCTACATTGAAAAAATCATCGTTTTGTACAGTCCACTTTTCTCCCGGCTCCGCCAGATCCATAAGGTCAGAAGGACGAAGCCACGCCTTGCAATATGCATAGGGTATTCTTATTAGGTATTTATCCGCACTTACCAGACCGCCATCAACACTGGCTGTTTCCTGGTCCGTATGAAGCCAGACAGCCTCGATATAGTGTGGGATATATACCATTTTTCTAGTTTCCATATCCGCAAATTGATTAAAAATTGTAATGGCAGCATTTGTCAGCACAGCATCCCACCCCCTGATACACTAAGCGTGTTCCCGCAAGGTAGCGGCGGATTGTATTATATATACGCGCTTGAATTGTTTCGGATCCGGCGTCCGAAAAACTGACTGAATATCCGTCTGTATTTTCCGATTTTATAATACGACCGCTATATCCTGCTCGGACTTCCATATCCTGGCAAAGCAAATCTGCGACTTTGCACACGCAATACTTCAACAGATTTTCTTCCTCCTCTGTATTAGCACTGCGGCGTACAATCATATTGATGTACGAATTTGCATCTACAACAAATTTTTTAAAAATCTCTTCGTCCGCTATGATCGTTCCGTTATATGTGTCGCGGTAATATACATAATCCGGTTCATACATATATCTTCGCCTCCCTTGTTAGTTCTTCGCTGTTTTTAGTCCGCCCCTCGCGCTGCGTACAGCCTTTGCAGGCGAGGGGTTTATTCCCCCGCCTTTAAAATTGCAAATGGGCAGCGTTTTGTTTTATTGGACTGCACGGAATTAATAGGATTTGGAATCTCCCAGCCAAGACGCATTACAGCACGCAGCGCCACCATGTCCTGCTGCATTAAGTTGTATGCTATAGATCCATCTGTGTTCTGAACAACACCTTCTGTAAACAACTTAAACGTAATATCCTGCCGGATCGAATAGACCAGCTGCGAAAAATCACCTGAGATCATAAGAGCTTTCGATTTATCAAAAGATCCATTATTCGGAAAATTCATCAGCGAACCATCCAAAGAATATCTTGTATCCCCCTGCATATCTGCCTTAAAGATAGGCTGACCTGTGGTATCTTTCAATCCTCTTAATTTTGCTCTCATGGTAATGTCCGCCATGTGTCCGGAAACAAAGAAACCAGATTCTTCAACCTTAGCGATTACTCCGTCTGTACCCATGATCTTATCGTAGAGATCGTCCGATGATCCAATCGTTACTACACTGGTCGCCTTTGTCGCAGTTGTCACGATCCCATCTCTCCATGAAGTCGGTTTATTTACATCAAACAATACTGCGCCGTCAATTACTTTTCCAAATGCTTCCTGCACTCTTGGGTGCACCTCTCCCCAAATATCATAATCAGAATCATCCAATACTGCTTCTGGAATCGGCACGATAACAGCAATTTCCTCTGCTGTGATAAATTTCTTATCCCACATCATTTTCGTCGTCTGTTTCTGTCCTGTATCCCCGTTTACGAAATACGCCAATGGCAGCATGTCAAGCACTGGCATTTTATATGTCTTGCTGGACATGTTCGGAAGACGCCTTCCCTGCGCCAGTACTGCAGACTGCGTCACAACTCCCTGAATAATTTCCCTCGCTTTTTCTTCCGGGATGAGGGTATCCGCCCCGGTACGGTCAATGATAACCGCATCATCTTCAAACCGTCTTAAATTCATTCTGTTTTTGTTCATTTTTTACCTACCTTCCTGCTGCTCTTCTTATCGCAGCATTAATACTATCATTTGGATTGTCTGTACCAGAAGCGCCACTTGATTGGGCTCCTGTGCTTACTCTATACGTTCCGCCTATACCTCCAGTTCCGCCTATAAAGCGTGGGTTTTCTTTTAAAAATTTATCCGCTGCTTTTGCAAAATCTATCTTGTCATCCACCATCTGATCCGCCTTAAAAATAACATAATCCAAATCTTCCGATCTGACCCCTTTTTTGCTTAAGATCTTCTCGTTCTCATATTGAGAGTTTTTAGCCTTTTCTTCTGCAAGCTCCCTTTGCAGATCATCTATATTGGGCTGCCTTGCTGCCTTCTGCGTTTTAAAATCATGGATCGCCTGTGTTACTTCATCCTCTGTCATTCCCTGTTTACGGAAAAAATCAGCCAGTGCTGTGCGTTCTGCTTTACTGGCCTGTGCACTTGCAATCTCTTCCGCCTGCTCATAGGTGTATGTTCCGGATCCTTGTGCCCCGGAAGCACTCCCGGCGTTTCCGTTCTGGCCACCGTTACCACCCCCGGCATTGTTGCCCTGCCCTCCTGCAGAGCCAGCTCCTGCGCCGTCTTCAAAAAGCTGTAAGTACATTCTGTTTCTCATCTTTCTTTACCTCCGTTTCGCCTCGACAGGCTCCCGAGCTTTTCACGTCATCACGTTTTGGACATATGAAAAGAGAACCTGTCTCCAAGCTCTCTTATTCTCTTATCTGTATTCAATTTTTACGTTTCCAGGATATTCTTCCTCTATATCCTCAAGCGCTTTGCTCATAGCTTTAAACAAATCATTTCCGCAGTATTTTTCATTTACGTCTCTGATTTCCAAATAACCGTCTGCCAATAATACGCTCCCCCAATTATTGTCTGCCACATAGTTCGCTACCATCTGGCTAATAGCAGAAATTGCATGACAGACAATAGGATTATCGGCATGCCCGGAAAAAATAACGCCGCCTTCTGTGTATGTGATTTTTGTCATTCTACCTCCTAAAAATGAGTATAAAAATACCACTCACTCCGAAGAATGAATGGCATCTATACTTCAGGGATTGCATCTTTTTCCCTTTTACTGCATTGTACATTTTTCATAGGCAAAAACAACGCCTATGCAATTTTGTTTACATCAAAATCTAATCCTAATTCTTTCAAGTCGGCATCTCTGACATCTAATTCACTTTTTAAAATATCCAACATTTCATAATATGCCAAACGGCGCCCTTGATTAAACGTGTCTGATTTATCTTTTTCACTTTCTTCAACAGCATCATTGGCATTATCAACAAGTCGGGCAATAATATACTTTAAAGATTCTTCACTTAATTTACTCATGATAATCACCTCTACTTTTCAATTCTTCTATCCTATCTTGAATAGATTGCCTGAAATTACGAATTTCTTTGTTCCAGTGGCGTTTTAGACCTTCTTGATACCGGGTATCATAATTGTCCCATTCGGGATAAAATACTTTAGGGTCAGAAATCTTTGCTTCATGTTCCTCAATTCTTATTTGATATTTTCTAATCGCACGTTTTAAAGAATTTGATTCCTGATTCTTTATATCCTTTTCAGAAAAAAACTGTAGGTTCATCTTTAGTTTGCTCTCTTTTTCTTTTATTATAGCAATACTAGATTTTTTTGCAATAAATTTTGTATAATTTGTCGTCCCAAATGCCACTCTTCCAAGCCCATCCATATACACCCGTTCCATCTGCTCTGGCAGTTTCATTTTCTTTGAAAAATTTTGGTACTGGTGAAGGGTATTCAAATATCTGGTTTTTGCTGCAATAACATCATCTGTACTTGCCCCACCCTGCTGAAGTCCTTTCACATATGCCCGCTGGTTCCGCATTTTTGTTTCCATTTGTCTCTGCATCTGTGAAGCCTGGTAAGGCGTATATTCTTTTCCATTATACAATCTTGTCTGCTGCTCTTTTCTCTCTAGTTCCCGAAGCTGCTCCGGTGTATATGTACGGACAGAATACCCTTTCACAAATGCCATATAACTGTGCCGGCAGTTTGCACCGCAAAGACCGGATACATCTCCCAAACCGCATACTGAAACCAATTCTTGCTTCGTATACACATTCCCGCTCCACCAATGGGAAGGTCTGTGCCCTGCGTGCCAGGTAACTTCAAAGGTATCTGTACCTAAATAATCCTTTGCTATCTTCTCATTAATCTGTGCCGATAGCTAAGAAACACCTGTCATAATTGCACGCCGTACTGCCACAGGAGTACGACAACTATACCCAGAAGCAAATCGACTGTACGCAGCCCAGAGGCTGTCATTTCCTTTACTACACGCCGCAGAACCGTGTTGTAATCAAACGCCCCGGATACAATATCCATACAGGCTCTGTCCAGATATTTCTGATAATATTCTGCCAGCGGAGTAAAAGCTATTCTTCCGCCGCCTATATCCACAGAAAATCCCATTGACCGGATAATGTTTTTAATCTCTCCTTTTCGTCTGCTTTACAACGGTTTCAGCCTATTGTCTTACCTGCTCATTTTCTTCCAGCGATACGAAATGTCCGTTTATCTGCTCATACGCCTCTTTATATCTCACATATTCCCAGTCGCAAACTTTATCATACAGCTCCCATATCTCCGGATCTGTTGCCCTCATAAGCTTTTTGGCTTCCTCCTTTCTCCTTTGATATTGCGCAATCATCAACATATTTTTTGCAATATTTTGCAATTTCTTATTTAAATTTATAACGCAATATTGTAATATCAAATCAAGAAGGTACTCGTTATGGAACAAAGAGCAGAAATACTAAGAGCATTAATGGAAGAAAAAGGCATGAAAGTTTCTGACATTGTAAGAATCTCTGGGATTATAAAAGCATACAAGGCAGGGTGCCAAAACAGATATGAGATTGCGGAGTTTCTGGAAGTAACTGAAGAATGTTTACAGGAGTGTATTGAATGCTGTCGTGATAAATATGGCGTATATACCACTGTAGATAATTACGTGATTTATTTTCTGCCAAATCTGGCAGTCATGGAAAAGGTATAACCGCTATGGCGTTTATATAAGTGGTGTTTTTAATACGGGCAAAAGATAAAGAGGAGGAATAGTATGGCATTTGGAATGAAAGATATGTTAAACAGTGCAAAGTCTGCGGCGGGGGCAGCTGGAGGGAATATCTTGCAAGGCGGGCTAAACAATTACAGTGAAGTTCCTGTAGAGCAATTACAGCAGGAATATGGCATGTACCTGATGAGTGGGGAAGTTATTCAAACCGGGTTTAAACTGATTCGTGACGCTCTGATTTTTACAGACAAGAGAATCATCTTCACAGACAAACAGGGGGCTACTGGGACAAAAATGCGTGTAGAATCTATAAACCTTTTTTCTATAGTTGATGTAACAATAGAAACAGCAGGATTTGGTTTTGATGACAGCGAACTTACCTTTACATACATCAAAACCGCAAACCTTACTGCGCATGAAGTTCAGTATGTTTCCCACAAACTGGAATTTCCCAAAAAATTTAATGTACAGCCATTATATAAAATGTTGCAAGAGCTTGCATACAACAACTGTTTGAGAATTAACGGCTTACAATAAAACAGAAACCTCGCCCCGGATCCGTCTGGGGCGATACAAAATAGTATATTTACCCTGGGGACCAATAGGGCGATATGCAGCCACCTACTCAGAAGAGAAAGGGGCTGGTGCCTATGTATGTAACATACAGCGATTTATTTACCTTTGTTATTATGCTAGTTGCTTCTATTACCCTTGTTATAACCATCAATAAACATAACAAAAAACAGCGCCTTCACCCGCAAAGTGTAGCGCTGTTTTGTAATACATATTTGCCGATATAGCTAGGTTTCAGCCAGCTATCGGCTCCCTTGTTAAGTATAATATAGCAAATATACGTTAAATGTCAACCGCCCCGGTACGTCAATACCGGAGCAGTTCTAGCACAATCCGCAGATTATGCGGTGTTCTCTCACAAGAATATTGTATCATCTTCGATAAAGCCGCACAACACAAAACATTTGTGCGCTCTTATTTTTATACCAAAGAAGATGATGTTTATGCCAACGGCAAAAAATTACCATCTGGTTCCTGGCGGTGCCAGATGTTCAGTCATTACGAGCCGATTTTTGACAAAAGTGGAAAGGCTGTCATCGATTCCAAAACGGGAAAGCAAAAACAGAAACACGTTTATGGATTATTTACCTGTGATGAGCCTGAGCAATCTGATAAACAGACTGCCGAGGTAATGGCAGTGCAATTTGATATGTACCCATTAAAAATGAAGTAA